TATTGACTTATTTGACATATTGGACATTTTACATCGTTAAAATTTTTTTCAAAAATAAAAAATTTATGAAAATAATTACTATAGTGTCTAGTTTATTGCCATATTTACGCCATAAACTCGCTGCAATATTGCCATTCTTGACTCGGCTTCTTCTATCTTGCCCAGTAACTTATCAATCTCACCCGTAACATCTATATGTTCTGGTATGATCCTGGTGTCAGTCATCAAGATGGTTATCTTAGCACTAGCGTCGGCTATGTCTGCTTCGTATTTTTTAATCAAAGCTTCGTATATAATTTTATGCGCCATAGTATGCTGCCTCCTTTTCATCTGTAGTTAATTCATGATAGTGGTCTAATCTTTTTAAGAAGTCGTATTTTGCCTTACGTAAATTAAGCCCATCAATCTTGAATTCTTGGTAATATAAGTCAGGGGTACATACCATAATTACACATTGTTCAATGTTAGAGCCGTGTACTTGATCATGCGCCATGGCATATGCTGCAGCCTGCAATTTGTAATCTCCAATCCACTCTTCTCTCTTTGGTTTGTTCGCCTGTTTAAAATCTATGACTGTTTCTTTGTCATTGTGTATTCCAACTAAGTCCGTGGAGCCTGCGTAGAGGCCCGGATAGTACAGTGTGACCTCCGACCCAAAATATTCACTCACGGGCGCTAGACCCAGCTCTATGACCTTCTGAGCCATACGTTTAGTCTCTTGTCCAAGTTCAGTTAGATCCTCATAACCTTTACCTAATACATAGTTCTCTAAATACTTGTGCATACTCGTACCGCGTGTAGCTGATGCTGTCTTAATTCTCTCTGCCTCTTTTTCGCCAACTTTCTTTTTCCAGTCTTGTAGAAACTTTTGATCTTTAGTTCGACCCAAAATGGTCGTCACACTTGGCAACCTCTCACCAGCAACATCATATCTCCGTGTTCCATGGTCCGTGAATCGTGTGCCACCTATGTAGCTATATTTATCACTCTTCTTTATCATTTTTTTCTCCGATGACGGCCCATGTACCAATCTCCTGGCTCATAGTTCCATCGCTTACCGTGATGTCCGCGTATATCCGCGTACCACATCCTAAGTCTTACTATTATCTTTTTTATAATCATCTAGTTTTATATTATTTATCTTAGCCGAATCATGTATATTACCCG